ATTTTATACCTAACCCACTTGATAGTGGACCTGCGTTTGTTGTTGCAAAGAAATTTGCATTTGACAGACTACAAGGACAATACGATCAGATTATAGGACTAATGGCTTCTATGGCAAAAATAAATGTGATGTCAATTATTGCGATGGAAGATGCTGTATTTACAGAAACAAACATATCTGGTGAAATAGAATCAGGACAATATAGAAAAGGCAGATTTGCTGTAAACTATCTTGCACCTGGTACACAAGTATCTAAACCAGCATCAAATGTACCTTATCAAATCTTTCAACAAATAGACAGAATAGAACGACAACTACGAGTTGGTGGTTCTTATCCTGTATCTGATGATTCACAAAGTCCACTTAGCTTTGCAACAGGTAGAGGATTAGAAGAACTCGGTGCATCTATGTCATTAATGATTAGAGAATATCATACAGTAATGGCAGATGCTGCAGAAATGATTGACTACAAAAGATTAGAGTGGGATCAAAAAATGTATGGTGGTTCAACAAAATCATTCTCTGGATATTACAACAATACTTTCTTTTCAGAAACATACGATCCAGAAAAAGATATTGCTGGTGCATTTAAAACAAGGCGTGTTTATGGTGCTATGGCAGGATATGATGAACCACAAAAAATTGTTACAGGTTTACAGTTGTTACAAGCAGGTATTATTGATACACAGACATTACAAGAAAACCTTGATGGCTTAGATAATATTGTCAGAGTAAACGAAAGAATTACAAAAGAAAAAGCAGAGAAAGTTTTATTTGATTCTTTACTGGCACAAGCACAACAAGGTGATCCAAAAGCAACTATGGCTGTAATACAGATCAGGAAAAATCCTGATGATATGAGTACAATACTTGACAAGTTTTACACAGCAGAAGATCCAGAAATACCAGAACAAGAACAAGAATTGCTTGGAGGAGCTTCCCTACCACCACAGGGTGCTCCACCAGGCATAGCACAATTACTACAAGGTATGGGAGGATAATGTCAATTAATAAAAAATTTGCAGATATAGTATTTAATTTACTAGATGATGTTGATGAGATTGGTGATAACATAATATTAGAATCAGAAATGTACGAACCAAGACTTAGATTTTCTCCATTCTCTCCTATAGATTTACCACAAGGTTATATGATTATTAGTCAAACGTTTATATACGAAGAACAGGATGAAGAAGATGGCGAGAAGTCCGAGTAACAAAGGCATTACAAATAGAAACTCTGCTGTACCTCCAGCAGGTAGAAACTATCAAGATACAACACAAGCAGTAAGAAGAATACCTGGTGTTGCTTATGGAGAACAACAAGACTTAGTAGAACAACAACAAGCTGCACCTTTGCCAAAAGATATAGTTCCTAGAGAACAAGCTCAACCACAACCAGCACAAAGACAAATGCCTAACATAGATGTTTTTGCACCAACAGACAGACCTAATGAACCTGTTACATCAGGATTACCTTTTGGTCCTGGTCTAAATACAAGACCAGAAGAACAAATATATCAGGCTGAAAACATAAAACAATTTGTATATCAGTCTTGGCTAGAAACAGGTGATGATAGTTTACTAGAGTATTTGTAATGGCAACATCATACTCTGATAATGTAAACGTAGATTACTTACTAGAAAAAAGAGATACACAACCTCCCTTACAAGTAACTAGAGATCAGGCAGTTAAACTAAGTCAAATAAATCAACAAGCAGTAAATGTACCACCAAGCGTTATGGTACAAGCTACAAAACAAAATGCTGATAATAATTTTATAGAAGGGCTTACAGAGTTTTTTTCTAAAGCTAAAGCATCTACATATGGAAAATTAAAAACAGCAGTATTTAATCAGTTTGGTGTAAACGAAGAAACAGGTGGTTTATTTGAGTTAGGTATTAAAGGAGCATTTTTAGGTGTAAGAGCATTATACGAAGATGTTATAGGACAACCATTAAGATCACTAGAACTTGAATCACAAGGAGTTGATGGAAAAGAAGCTTGGAAGAAAGCTGCTATTGATCCTTTTGCATATTGGAAAGAAGCAAGAGCAAGAGGAGAAAAAATAGATTTAGGAAACGCTTTGTTTCAATCTACTGATCCTGAAAAAACTCTTACATATCAAAATCTTATTGACAAAGGTGCTGATCCAATAAAAGCTAGAGAGATAGCTATATCAAGACTTGGTGCAAATATCTTTGATGATATTTTTGAAGCAGAAAAAAAAGTAGTCTTTGATGGTGATAGAGCAGCAGCTCTTATTGCTAGAGGTAAAAGTCCACACGTTACACCTGGTCGTGTCTTGTTTAAACCTTTTGAGTTTTTAATAAGTCCAGAAGATAGAGCATATGATTTTGCTACAGGTATTTTTGATTTAGGTTTACAACTTGCTGATCCTACATTTGTTGTAGGAAAAGCTGTAAAAGGTATAAGAGCATCATCTAAAATGTTAGCGTTGTCAGATGAAGCAGCAGCAGGACTAGGATTCTTAAATGGTTTTGTTAGAAAAAACTTTAGTAAAACTACTGCTAGAGAAGCTATAGATGGAAAACTTGGAGATAACTTAGCAGACTTTTTATACGCCAATAAAGATAAACCTGCAAATATATTAGAACAATCTAATTTTAATTTAGTAAACAAATATGTTATAGAAGATAAACAATTTAGTAAAGACTTTAGTAATTTTACAAAACAACTTTTTTCTTTAGAAGATGGTTTATCACCTGAAGCTGCAAGAAAAGCAGTAAAAGATATTTTGTCTGAAAAAATACTTGCTGTTGCTACAGAAGGTGCTGTGCCACAAGTGCAAAAAAGAAGTGCATTAAGAGTTGCTTTACAAGAACAGTTTGGACCTTTGTATAAAACAAGATTAAATGCAGGTAACCCAGATAACTTAATCGTTGAATACACAAGATTTCTTAAACTACTTGATCCTAAAGATCAGGTTGTAGATGTAAATAAAAGAGTTAAAAATATGATAGAAGGACTTGACAAACTATCTTCTTCTACACCAAATCAAAGAGGTACATTTTTGACTAATCAAGTTAAAGATGATTTTTCACAACTTAGACAAATTTATAAAGAAGAACTTACAAAAACAGGAAAACTTGTAGAAGGAAATGCAACAGATAAATTAGTAGATAGAGTATTTTTATCTCTTAAATCTGCCATTGATGAAAAAAATGAAATATCAGAAGATATAACAAAATATAGCAATATTGATGTTTTGCCTTTAGGTATGAAAAAGGCTTGGGAAAAATTATTTAAAAAAGGTGATGAGTTTGTTGCAGGTACAAACAAAGATACGCTTGATGATATAGCAACAACATTATTTCAGCGACCTATTCTAGAAACTATGCTTTCGCAAGATTTAATTCTTACAAATCCATCACAAGTTATAAAACTTTCAAACAAACTTGTTGGTGGTTTTAAAGATAAGTATGATGATGCAACTCGTATTGTAGGTAGAGAAGGTATGACAAGATTTTTTGATGGTTATGTAAGTGGTATATTTAAACCCTTAGTCTTGTTAAGACCTGCTTGGACCGTAAGAGTTATAGCTGAAGAACAATTAAGAGCTATAGCAGAGGGTGCTTTAGGAGTGTTAGATCATCCCATAGGACTTTTAGCTAGATTATTTGATGACAACATAAAAGTAAGAGCTAGTTATGCAAAAGATGGATGGATGGACACACCTACTTTTAGACAAGGTATATCAGAATCTTCTGTTGGTGATACAAGAACATTTAAACAATTAAGAAAACAATCTGTTGGTAGTGATATAAAGTATCAAAGAATAGAAAGAAAAATTAATAAAGTTAAATGGGATGAAGGACAGTATAGAGTAATACAAAATTATTCTAATTCTTTACTTGCAAAAGAAATAGCAAGTATAGAACTTGCTACTAATAAAAAAGAAGCAGTACAAAAATTAATAAAAAAACTAAAAGAAGAAGGTGCTACTAGAGATGCTATGCTTTCTTTAACAGCAGGTAAAAACAATCCTTATAGAATATTAGAAGGTGCTAGTGGATTATCACCAAAAGATTACAACAAAGTATTAAATGATTTTGTTGAGCTGTTAAGAAAAGATATGAAAATATCTTTTGGTGGTAAAAATGTACCTAAAGATTTATATGAATTAGTAAAGACAGGCAAATTCAAATTAGGTGATGAAACATTTGATATGAATGTTGGTGCAAAAGCAGGAATAAAACAAAAAGAATATAGAGGTTTGATGGATGGTTCTATAACTGGTAATGAAGCTACTAAATTACAAAAAAAAGTTGATATAGCAAATAAAGAAGTTATAAAAGGATATATTAAAAAGTTTGAAGATGTGTTACCTGAATCAGTAGATTACAAAGTACCACCTTTTTCTGTTGATAGAAAATTTTTAGATAGAACAGTTGAAAATTTATTTAAATGGTTTGGAACACAACCTACTAATGTAGCATCACGAATACCTGTATTTAAATCAAGTTATTGGAGTAAATCAAGAGAGCTTATATCTATATCAGATGAAAGTGTAAAAAAGAAAATATTAGAAGGTGCAAAAAAAGCTGGTCTTAATAAAAGAGAGATAGCAAAAATAGAAAGAACAAAATCTGCTGGAGAAGCAGGTATATCAGATGCAAACTTAATAGAGAGCCTAGCGAAAGGTTTTGCAGTTGAAAAAGTAAAAGGTTTGTTGTATGACATTACACAAGAAAGAAAGTTTTGGGAAGCAAGTCGTTGGTTATTTCCGTTTGGTAACGCATATCAAGAAGTATTAACAACTTGGGCATCAATACTTAAAAGACAACCACAAATTGCAGCAAGATTTCAAACAACGTGGGATGGTGCAGCACAACCAAATGACACACTTGATCCTGCAGGTAAAGGTTTCTTTTATAAAAATCCTATAAATAATAAAGTTATGTTTAACTATCCAGGATCAGATATATTTCAAAACTGGATGTTAAAAGATTCTTCACCAGATACAAACGTAAGAGTTAATATGCCAGTGTATGCACAGTCTGTAAACATAGCAGCTACCTTGTTACCAGGTTTTGGACCTGTTATACAGTTACCTGCATCATTTATTTTACAAAATATGCCTGAAGAAAACTTTGTATCAAAAATAGTCTTTGGTGATTTTGCTCCTACAAACGTAAAAGATTTTAAAGAAATAACTAAAAGATTAGGATTTTTACCTGCTTGGTTAGACAAGTTTGGAACTTTATTATTTGATAAAGGAGAAAACTCACAAGGTGTATTTGGCAATACTGTAATTGACACATACAAAGCTATGTTGTATGCAGGTCTTATTAATGATTCAACAGAAGAAGCTGGTAAAGAAGGTATGGAAAAAGCTGTAAAAGCTGCAAGAAGAATTTATTTATTTAGAGCTTTTTCACAACTAATGGGACCAGCAGGTTCTGTGCAACCTATATACGAATTAACTGATCAAAACTTAGATTATTTCTTTTTTGAAACATTAGCAGATGAATATAGAACTATTAAAAGGTCAAACAACTTTGATGATGTTTTAGCAACACAAGAGTTTATTGAAAAGTTTGGACTTGATCCATTACCTTTAACAGTTGCAAAAACTGTGTCTATAGAAAAATATCCAACAACTGTAGAAGGAGCAGACTTTTTAAAGAAAAATAAAGACTTATACGAAGAATATCCTCTAGTTGCTTGGTACTTAGAACCACCTCCTGCATATGCAGAGTTTTCTTTTGATTCGTACAAAAAAGCATTGATGCAAAACAAAAGAGTTTATAGAACTCCTGAACAATGGGCTATAGCTAAAAACAAACTTTTAGGTGCAGTTGCATTAGATGCGTATGAAAGAAAAATAAACATTATAGGTAACAATACTGATGCTGCTAAAGCATTAAGAGATGGAAAGAAAAAACAATTAGAACAACAATATTGGGGTTAT